CTGTCTATACTGTTCCTAATGGTTATTGGGCTAAGTGGAATCTGATGTACGTGTTTAACGGTACAGGATCGACTAAGCATATTACAGTTTACTGGACAGACGCAAGCGCATCTGCTGATATTTATATTCAGAATCAAAATAATATCACATCAAAAGAGTATTTGCGTATTGATGGCGGTGCTTATGTCGTTATGGAAGAAGGCGACACAGTAAAGATGCAAAGTGAAGCAGGCAGCACATTCAGCACTATTTGCACATTTGAGCTGTTTAAGAAAGACGGTGTATGACATATTTAGATTTAGTTAATGATGTGCTTGTAAGGTTGCGTGAGCCTGAGGTTGCTAACGTGTCCGATACTACTTACTCTAAGCTTATCGGTAAGTTCGTTAATGATGCTAAGCGTCAAGTGGAGAACGCTTACGATTGGAATGACATCTCTGAGACATTCACTATTACTACCTCAGCTGGTACGTATCAATATCCACTGACTTCAGTTAATAGTCGCTACAAGATTCTCCAAGTAATCGACAACACTAAGAATATCTCTTTGAATCCTTGTCCTGTGGCGTGGTTTAATCGTCAGATCACAATGGATAATCCTACTAACAACGATCCTTATATGTACGTTGTTGATGGTTTTAATGGTTCACGTAAACCTTATATTAACTTCTGGCCTATTCCATCAGGTACTAATAGCGTTAATGTGTATTTGGTTAACCCTCAGGATGATCTCTCAGATGACACTGATGTTCTATATGTGCCTTACGAGCCTGTGGTTCTGGGTGCTTACGCCCGTGCTCTAGTTGAGCGTGGTGAAGACGGTGGTATCAATAGCTCTGATGCTTTTGCTCTCTTTAAGAATGCTTTGTCAGATCAAATTGCGCTAGAGACTTCTCGATACGTTGATGGTGCTAACTGGAGTGCTGTGTAATGGCACAACAAGTACAAGCGTTTGCGATCTCTGCACCGGGCTTTTACGGCCTAAATAAGCAGGATAGTAGCCTTGATTTGTCTACTAATTACGCACTGACAGCTAATAATGCTGTTATCGATAAGTTTGGTCGTATCGGTGCTCGTAAAGGTTGGACACCTGTTAACGAAGTTGCTGTAACGGGTGACGTAGAAGTTATCGGTGAGTTAATCTCCAATGCTGGCACATCGTACATCCTGTGTGCAGCGGGCGCTAAGTTATTTAAATTAGACAGTGGCTCACTGGTTGAGCTTACTTACGGTGGTGGCGGATCAGCCCCTACTATTACAGATGCTAACTGGCAGATTGCAACGCTGAACGGTATTGCTTATTTTTATCAGCGTGGTTATGATCCTTTAATATTCGATCCTGCCGTTAGCTCTACTACATACCGACGAGTAACTGAGAAGACAGGCGCTCTAGGTACTCCTCAGCAGGGTAACTGTGTTATCAGTGCTTATGGTCGTTTATGGACTGCTGATACGTCTAGCGACAAGAACACTGTAGCTTTCAGTGACTTACAGACAGGCCATGTGTGGACAACAGGCACAGCAGGTACTTTGGATGTCTCTGAAGTCTGGCCCGCTGGCGCTGATGAGATCACAGCCTTAGGTGCATTCAATAACTTTTTGGTTATCTTTGGTCGTCGTCAGATCTTGATTTACTCGGGCGCTACTGACCCTACGACTATTACCTTGAATGATACTATCGTAGGCTATGGCTGTATCGCTCGTGACTCAGTAGCTAATACAGGCACTGACTTGCTATTCTTGTCTGATAGTGGTGTACGTTCATTGCTGCGTACAGTTCAAGAGAAGTCTAACCCATTACGTGAAGCATCTAAGAATGTACGTGATGATCTAATGACTTATTTGAATAGTGAGACATTAGAAAACATTAAAGGTGTATTCTCAGGTATTGAAGCTTTCTACTTGTTGAATCTTCCTTTTGCTGGTATTACTTATTGCTTTGATACTCGTCAAGCTCTTCAAGACGGCTCAGCTCGTGTAACTACTTGGGATGGTATCAGTCCTAAAGCTATGTTTACAGCTAAGAACCGTACACTGTATTTAGGTCAGACAGGCTACTTAGCTACGTATTCAGGCTATAACGACAATACTGATACATACCGCTTCTCTTACTATTCAACTTACGTTGACTTAGGTAGTCCAACTGTAACATCTATCCTGAAGCGTATTCAAGTTACTTGTGTAGGCGGTTCAGGCTTAGATTTAGCTATTAAGTGGGACTTTGATTACCTTTACGCATATAGATCTCAAGTTCTTACCATTCAAGATAGAACTATCGCTGAATATGGTTCAGGTGAGTATGGGCTTTCACAGTATTCAACAGGTGTTGTCTTGGATATTCTAACTGCTCAAGCTTCTGGGGCTGGCAAAGTAGTTCAATTAGGCTTTGAAGCAGAGATTGACGGAGAACAATTATCTATTCAAAAGGTTGACATTTTAGCAAAACAAGGTAAAATTGTTTAAGTAAATAGGAATTATATAATATGAGTGATTACGTAAAAAGTACTGACTTTGCTAGTAAGGATACTCTTCCTTCTGGCGATTCAGCTAAGATCGTTCGTGGAACTGAGATTGATGCTGAGTTTGAAGCTCTTGAAGTAGCTATTGCTTCCAAAGCCAATAACGCTTCTCCTGTATTCTCAGGAACTCTTGATGGTGTTTACACTGTTGATTGTGGTTCTTATTGAAGATGAAAACTCCTGTAGTTATCAGAGATGACTATGTGATGTATCTAGAGTGGTTCGATAGTCATCTATGGTTCCATACTGATATATTCAAATGGACATCTAAGGTAAAGCAGGAATTCATTAAAGATCTTAATACACTACAAAGTCTGATGCCTCTACCGTTAATAGCTCTAGTGACAGAAGACAATAAGAAGTTAGCTAAGTTTGGAACCTCAATAGGTTGGATAAAAGGAAATCAGATTATGTTAAACAACGGCTCACAAGCCTATATCTATAAGTGGAGTAAATAATATGGGCAGTCTAGTTTCAGACGTTCTACCTATTGCAACTACAGGCTTTGGTATTGCCACAGGTAATCCTGCTTTGATTGCTAGTGGCGTAGGTATGCTAGGTTCTCAGCAAGCTGGTCAGTCTGCTCAGCAAGCTTCTCAACAAGTAGCTCAAGCAGGTCAATTCCGTCCTGTTGGTGTTACTACTCGTTTTGGTAGCTCTGGCTTCTCTTTTGATCCTTCAGGTAAGCTCTCAGGCGCTGCTTATGGCTTGTCTCCCGAGGCTCAAGCCTATCAGAACCAATTAGCTGGTATGACAAGCACAGGATTGATGCAAGGAGGTCAGCTACAAGGCCTTGCTTCTCAATATTTAGGTGAGTCTCCTGAAGCTGTGCGTCAGCGTTACGTTCAACAACAGCAAGGTCTACTGGCTCCTCAGCAAGAACAAAAGTTAGCTGAGATTCGTAATCGTCTATTCCAGACAGGCCGTGGTGGTTTGGCTACAGGTGCTACTACAGCTGGTAATATGGCTGCTACTAATCCTGAGTTGGCTGCTTACTACAATGCTTTGGCTCAGCAGAATGCTCAGATCGCAGCAGGTGCTGAAACAGCGGCTCAGAATCAGATTAAGTTTGGTCAAGGCTTGGCTGCTGGTGCTTATGAACCCTTTAAAGCTGGCTTTGGTGCTATGGGGACAGTTGAACAAGCTGGTCAGCAAGCTCTTGGCTTAGGTTCTGAATTAGGTGGTCAAGCTTCTTCAGCTGCTCGTGCTATTGCTCCTTATCAGTATCAAGCTTCTGCATACAACCCAACAGCTAACTTCTTGGCTAATCCTCAGTTGCAACAAGCTATTGGTGGTCTGTTTGGGACTACTCAGGCTAATATTGGAAATGTGTTACCTAATATCGGTAGTTGGTATGATTCAGGTGCTCAAGAGTTCTAAATAAGGAATAAAGATAATGGCAACAGATAGCGTATTAGGTCTATTTCAGACACCAGATCAATATCAATTAGCTCAACAGGCTGCTCAGATGGAGCAAGCTCGTCAGTATGCAGCTCAAGACCCCATGCAACGTGCTGTAGCTGCTCAGTACTTTGCTGGTGGTCAGCTTGGTCGTGCTTTGGGTGCTCCTGATCCTTTACTTCAGCGTCAATCACAACGTTTAGCGTTTATTAAACAAATAAACATGTCTGACCCTCAATCTTTAGTGCAAGCTATTCAAGATTCTGCTAGTGATCCTGAATTAAGCGCTTATTTGATGGGTAAGTATAAAGATATCGTCGGTATTCAAAAAGAACAATCAGTTATCGAAAAGAATAAAGCTTGGGAAGCATCTAA